CGCGCCCGTGTCATACCAGTTGTTTTTGTCATTGCGGCTCGATGTAAGCCCCCATGAGCGGGCAGCGTCGAAGTAACGGATGCCTGCATCGCGCAGCATCGGCGCATTGATCCAGCAGAGCATCGGGGCCAAGCGTGGCACCTTCAATGGGTTGTTCACATGCACCATCCCGATTGCGGCCTGTGTCTCGTCGAAATATTCATCAATGCTCTCACGCACCAGGATGTCGGAGTCACACAGCACAAACGGCTCCTTTGTATTGCTGAGCAGCCAGTCCACGCTCATCATGTGCTTGACGCTGCCGAAGCTACAGCCTACGGCGCAGCCGATGCCCGCATTCTTCTTTGGGTACTTCTTCAGCTCCTCGTCGAAGTTGATAATCTGTCCCTTCGTGTTGTCAATGACTTCCACGCCCTCCATCTCGCCGAATGGCAGCTTGTCCGAATTGTCAAACACCACGAAATCGTAGTCTTTGCCTCCGTGCTTGCGGATGCTACGAATGGCGGCTCGCGTCAGTTCGGGCGTGTTGTAATTCACTATGCAAACTTTCTTCTTCATATCTCGTCTTCTTCAAGGATGGCTTGCATCAAAAACTGGATGGTATTCTCGCGCTTGTCAGGATTGAAGGTGTCTGGAAGGATGCGGTACACCTGACCCTCGTACACCACGCGGCTTCGGGCTGTCACGTCACACGTCCACCGCATTCTCACAATCTTCACCGCGTAGGCATCAAGCGCACCTGCATTGAGCGAAGATGTGCCCTTCGACCATCCTACATTCGCCCATACGCAGGCGGTGTCTTCCCACTCGATGCCTTTTCCGTCGAGTCCGAACGCAGAGGTCTCGGCCTTCTTGCGGTTCTGGATAGTGATTTTGTATTTCAAAAATCCTGATGAATAACTCATAGTTTGATGTAGGGTTTAATCAGCAAATCGAATCCATATTCTATGGTGTACATCCGTGTAGGCTCAGCGGGTGAGCGGTGACTGTAGCTGTTGTCTACAAGCAGCAGCGTGGCCTGTCGGATGGGTGCCGGCACGTCGCCATACTCTGCCATCAACTCCTCATACGTGCGGTTTATCAGATTCAGGATGGTCTGCTCTGCCGACACGATATAAAGCTCAATTACATCTGCCTCGTCATCATAGCTGATGCGCGAGTGCTTCTTGATGTAGTCGATAGTTGTCCACTTTGGTTTCATTCATCACCTCCTTCGGCACCCTCGCCGCCATTAGTTGCCACCGTTACCGCTGCATTAGCGGCGGGTTCTGCCACTGCGGGCATTGCCTCTCCCGTCAGCTTCGGGCTACCAGCCTTCGCAAGGTTCGTGCTCACATAGTGGTCATCGCCCCCATCGACTGCCGGCATGTCGTACTGCCCGCGAATCTCGTTCGGACTCCATCCCGTCTGCAAGCGTTTCAGGTCGATGTCAGCCTGACTCTTCATGTCGAGTCGCAGCAGCGGCAGCTCGCACACATGGAACCGTCGGCTTCCCCAGTCGCCAGGCAGCAGCAGCTTGGAATTCAGTTCATCCTCTATCTCGCCTATCATTGGCTGAATGGTTCGCTGCATCAACTCCTGTGTCGCGGCTTCAGGTGTCTTGTACGACGAGTTGCTGTAGTCCATCAGCAGCGACAACGGTATTCCAAGGAACCTGCCAACCTCGGCCACGCCAAATCCCAACTGCTCCAAGAGTTGCATCTCCTGTGCACTCATACTGATTTGCTGCACCTTGTCGAGACCTCGCAGGGCTACCACGTCCTGCTGGTAGATTTTCTCGCTCACCTCTCTCGCGTACATGTCAGCCGAGTCTTTGTTGAACATATTGAACGCCAGCGTTCCTTGTCCGCTTTGCGGCTTCTCCTCGCCGATGATCAGCTTCACCCTGCCGCCCTTCGCGGCATTCTCCATTGCCTGCTGGTTCTCCGTGGCTTGAAGGCTCAGGGCTTGAACGGCAAACTGGAGTGTGGGGATGCCCCATATCGACCCCGGCCACTTGTAGGTGTTTGCCCAGTGAAGCACGTCCTCGCGTCCAACCGTCACCTGCTTCGGCCCTACGTCGCTGAGATAGTTGAGCAGATAGTCGCCAGTTATCTCGTTATAGAAGCCACCGCCTGTGCATAGCCAGAAGTTCAGAGGCTCACCGTCACCGCCACGCTCAATGTAAACCAAGGCGTTGCCCGTCATAATTCGCATAAACTCCACCTGCTGCCAGAAGGTAGTGGCCGTCATGATGGGATTTGGCCTGACCTGCAAGCGGTAGTTCAGCACGCCAGCCTTGCCGTAGGTGTTCTCCACGAAGTTGCCGCCGTCGCCAGGCTTGTTCTTGCGTTGATACTGCGGCACCAACTGCCCCATCGTTTTCATGCGCAGTTCCAGCCCGCGATGCCAGGCAGCTATGGTCAGAGCCTTGACAGGCGTACCGACAAACACGGCATTGTTCTCCGCATACGAGCCACCGCCTTGGACGGCACCGCCCACCATTCCCGTTGCGTTAGCATCGGGTTTCATCACCGTCTCAGTGACTGGTGCCTCCCTGTGGAAGACTGCTACCGCCGTTCGGCTTCCAAAGTTTCGAAATCTATTCATTGATTTTCGCTTTTTATCGTTTCCTTTTACTACACCCGCAAAAACCGCTTTGGGGTTTACCGACAAAAAAAGCCCGCGACTCACGTCGAAGGCTTCTCATGAATTTCAAATTGTTAACCTCTATGTGAAGAAAAAAAATATCTTGTCATATTGCACTTCCTCCCATCGCTCCCGTCCCCTGGAAACTCATCACCCCTTGGCAAAGGTTCCCAACCGTCCCGGTTATCTGGCAGCTTTTCACATACGCATCCCCCAGTGTGCTTCCGTTACAGCTCAGCGTCACCTTCTGGTTCGTATACATCACTACTCCTGGGTCTATCACGAAAAAGTTTACCGTCACCGTCCAAGAGCTCTTCCCAGGATAGAAATCCTTATCCGCGCCGCTCGTCACAGAGCAAGTCTCTATCATCTCCGTCTCACGGCTGATCTCACACGACTTCGCGGCTGCAACAGGCGTACCGTCAACGCTCACAATCAGGTTATTTCCATGTATTATGCTACTCATATCTATTCCTTTCTTTATGGTTTACTTTTCGACTAATTTCACGGTGGTCATTCCTCGCCCTGGGTCTTTCGAAATGGCAAGCGGATAATAGGTTTTGCTGTTATAACTCACCGTATCCCCCGGCCCGACAGAAGCCACTGGGTCACTGTTCCGAAGATTCAGGTTAATGACATGGCGGCTCTTGCTGCCGATGGCTGCAATCCTGTTGGCAAGGTTCTGCATCAGGTCGGTGTCGCCGTTTTGGGAACCGTAGTATCTCGCATTGTCATACACCAGCAGCTCAGGCCCAGCCTTCATCTGGTTACTGTCCTGACAGAATATTGTATCAACGTCCTTTGAGTCGGCAAACGGTGTTGAATTGCTTGCCGTTCGGGAGATACTTGTCTTGTCACGGTAGCCAGTATCGCGGTGATATATCACATTCAGGCTTTCGATATACACATAGTCCTTATTGCCATCAATCGCAAGGCACGGCCCTATGCCTATCTCTACTACGCCGCCCATGCCTTCAATGACGGGAATTTTATAGCCTGCTTCAAAAAAACTTGCTGGTGCTCCGCTCTGTGATGCCCATACCATCTTGCCAAGTGCACCGCCGTCGCTCCACAGGCAGAAATAAGGTATACGGTTAGATGGAGTCTGTTCCCATGAGGTGCCATTAAACCACATGTCGCCTATCCTTAACGTGGCAACCATGTTTATCTTTGGAGTCTCGTCCTTAAAATTGGAACTTCCGCTTGACGGTCTGTCAAAGTAGTGCGAACGGCCTGTTATTTCTATATATCCACCACTTGCGAACTTCTTTTTCTTGCCTGTGAACAACGAAATCTCATTAAGGTTTTGCAATACAAATGCACTGGGGTTTGACTCTCGCCTGTTGATAGACTCTATCACACATCGCCACTCCTTTCCGTAAGGATCATTGTCAATGCTTGTTGCTTGGTTGTCTATCCATATCTCTTTGAAGTCATTGCCATTTGAGTCGTAGCTTATATCGTTGAAGTCATACTGTTGCGGTATCATGCCCCACTCACCGGTGCCACTAATATTCCGCATGAAATAAACCACTACGCCATTGCCGTTATACGCCCACGAATGACAGGTGACTCCCTGCACCTGAAGATTCTGATTTGTAATCCTGCTATAAGGTATATCTATCAGCGTCTCTTCATTGATGCTGCTCTTCACCTTTACGATGCCGTAGCCTTGTATCACCTCTTCCGTGCTCTCAACGTCGGCCAGCAGGAAGTCGCTCGCACTGACGCTGCTAAACGTGCCAGTATCTACGGCCACCAATACAAACGTTGTGCTGTTGCAACGGCAGGTCACGCCCAGGAACTCGCAGATGTGGCTCAGCAGCTCCTCGTTATTATACTTCGCCGCTGCCGCGTAGTCATCG